CGTAAATCTCACAGAAAATGAAAAAATGAGATTTTTGACTTTGAAAAATTAGAAAATTTGAAAAGGTAAAAAAGATATGGATAGAAAAGAGGAATTAATTAAATTATGTGACGGTAATAGAGAACTGGTTGAGCCGTTAGTTGATGAGATAGTGTATATCGAGGAGCGATTAAAATACTTGAAAACATTACCATTAATAAAAGTTAATCCTAAAAACCCTAATCAACAAAAGGCTACACCGTCGAGCAAACTATATAAGGAACTATTACAACAGTATAATAATTCAATTAAGACATTAGCAAGGTTAACGGGTAACAATGAGAGTGATGAAACATCACCACTGAGAGAGTGGGTGAGTATGCGTGTTAATAAAACATAATAAGATATGGACACCCGACAACTCCTACTTAGTTGAATATCGGGAACGCATTTTGACGGGTGAGATAATTGCGGGCATGGAGCTCATAATGGAGTTAGATAACTTGTATGATGATTTGTTGCATAATGATGAATATTATTATGACACCGACGACGCATTATTACGCATGGACTTTATGGAAAATTGCGTAAGGTTAACTAAATCACCTTATTACAATAAACCTATGATTTTGATGTTGTGGCAAAAAGCATTTATTGAGGTGATGTATAGTTTTAAAATGTCGCGTAACTGGATTGAGCAACAACAAGTTATAGACCGATTTAAAAAGATATTATTGTTAATCGCTAGAAAAAACACTAAATCTGAAACATGTTCGGCGTTGGGATTGAGTGAGTTTATAACTGGTAATGAGGGTGCTGACATTGTGTGTAGTAGTAATGATGATGTGCAAGCAAGTATTGTTTATGACGCAATCGACACTATGCGACAACTAATAGACCCGAATGACAAAGACACAAAGCGTAACCAACGATACATATTAAACAAAGCTACAAACTCAAAGATATTTAAAATGTCTGATAAGACGCGAAACAAAGAAGGTAGAAATATAGATTTTGCGATTGTCGATGAGGTACACGAAATGTTAAAAAACATCATCGGTAAATCAATAGAGCAATCACAGAGTTTGAAAGATAATCCAAAATTTATATTAATCACAACTGAGGGTTTTGTGCAAGACGGTTATTTAGATGACGAGTTGGTGGAGGCAAGAAAAATTATAAAAGGTGAAGACGACAGTATAAGTGCAAAAAGGACTCTACCGTGGTTATATACTCAGGACTCAGAGCAAGAAATATTTACTAATCCTAAGAGCTGGTTTAAATCTAATCCAACACTAGGAATAGTTAAAAAATATGACTACTTAGAGGAGCAAGTTGACAAGGCGAAAAAAAGTAAAGCTGATAGAATTTTTGTACTGAGTAAAGATTTTAACATAAAACAAAATGGCGTTGAGGCGTGGTTAAATACTGAGGACTATGATTACAAATACACATATGACTTAGAAGATTTTAGAAATTGTGTGTGTTTGGGTGCGGTGGATTTAGCTGAAACAACTGACTTATGTTGTGCGAAAATTTTAATGATGAAACCTAACGACACAACTAAATACATACACACTCATTATTTTATTCCTGAGAGTAAATTAGAAGACTCAGACGACTCAACGGCAGGAGCTAAATATAAAGAGTGGGCTAAACAAGGTTTACTGACTATAACAGAGGGAAACGATGTTGATTTGGCGTTTGTAGGCGATTGGTTTTACCAGCTATACAAAGAATACAACATTAAATTATATAAATGCGGTTACGACCAGCGATTTAGTAAAGATTGGTTGTCACGCATGGAGCATTACGGCTGGACTAAAGAAAATGAGGATTTAATATTGATTTTACAAAACGCACAAACATTAAATAGTGCTATGAGATTATGTGAGGCAGATTTTAAACATAAATTAATCAACTACAATAATAATGATGTGGACCGTTGGTGTTTAAAAAATGCAAGTATTCAAGTAGATAATAAAGGACAATGTTTATGTGTTAAATCTGAGACACATAAGCGTATTGACGGTGCGGTGACATTAATAATCCTATATGAAATGTATAGAAGATATAGGAGCGATTTAAAGAAAATGATAGGCGGTGACAGTTAATGAAATTTAGTAAAGTATTATACCCTAACATGTTTATTTTAGATGAAACCACTGGTAAGTATGTTGTGACAATTACCGCCGAAACGATTGGATTTGGTACACAACATTTGGGAATTGTTAAGGTGCAACGAAAAGAAAGTAACACGGATAATTGGAAACCCGTACTTTACTATTATGAAGTTGATACAAGTGGAAATGTGTATTTATATTTTGACATTATATTCACTGGAAAAGTGTCATTTATAACAGATGAAACTATAACATAGGAGGTTTTAAGATATGGAAAATATAATATTAGGAGGCTACATTAATGAAGAAGTAGCAAAGATTAACGCAAATTTTAACGAGGTTGAAACTGATTACGCGAAAAAGACAGAAATACCAACAGTACCAACAGTACCAGCAAATGTGTCAGAATTTAACAATGACGCAGGTTATGTTGATGAAACCGATGTGTTAGCAATCGTTACAGAACAATTAGCCTCAGAAGTACCAACTAAGATGTCAGAACTAACAAATGACGCTAATTATGTGAAAACAACTGACGCAACATTTGTTAATAAGGTTGATAAAGAAGTTGGTAAAGGTTTATCAACAAATGATTACACAACTGAGGATAAAAACAAGGTTGCTAATTTAGGTAAGATTGACTTTACAACTAGTAATTTTGGAAGTGCTGACGCTGACGGTTATTACACTGCAACATTAACACGCAACGGTAAATATCCCGTTAAGGTAATGCGTCAAAATGGTACAACTTATGAAGATGTATTGGTACAAACTAAAGTAACTGAGAACAACATATTAATTATGTCAACTGTAGCTTTTAATGGTTATGTAGTAACTATGTAAGCACTGGAGGTGTAGTTGTGGGTTGGTTAGATAAATTAAAAGTTAAGTTAAATAAACATACGGTATATGCTGATACACTCAACGGCTACACGCCTATATTTAGTCAATTTGGACAAGATATATACGCAAGCGATGTTGTACAACAGTGTATTAACTGTATTGTTAGTGAATTAAAAAAATTAAATCCTATGCATGTCAGGGAAATTGGTACAGATGTAACGCCGATTACTGACGGCAATAGTAGACAAGGTGTGTTGAATAGACCGAACGAGTTAATGACAACTAGTGACTTTTTAGAAAAAATATCGTGGTTATTATTCTTTAACTATAACGCCTTTGTAATACCTACATATGATGTGTGGCAAGATGAAAAAGGGCATGAAAAAAGACGCTATAAGGGATTATATCCCGTGTTACCAACTCAAGTTGATTTTATACAAGATGTTACTAACACTCTATATATTAAAATGCGATTTGCGAACGGTTATGAAACAACACTAAGGTATAGCGATGTAATACATATTAAATACCGTTATAGTGTCAACGAGTTTATGGGTGGTAATGCTAACGGTCAACCTGATAACGACGCATTACTAAACACACTCAACTTAAATCACCAGTTGTTACAAGGTGTTAGTAAAGCTATGAAATCGAGTTATGCGGTTAACGGTGTAGTTAAATATAACACTTTAATGGACGACGGTAAGACTGAAAAGAATTTGAAAGAGTTAGAGAATAAATTAGCTAATAGTGAAAGTGGATTTTTACCGCTTGATTTAAAAGCTGAGTTTATACCGATTGATACAAAAATACAATTAGTTGATGATAAAACACTAAAATTTATTGATGAGAAAATATTGAGACACTTTAATGTGTCATTACCAATATTGACTGGTGATTACACTAAGGAACAATATGAGGCGTTTTATCAAAAGGCGTTAGAGCCTTTAATAATTAGTTTTGGACAAGCATTTACAAGGGCTATGTTTACAGAGCGTGAAATTAGTTACGGTAATAAGATTAAATTCTATCCTAAAAACTTAATATTTATGAGCGTAGACCAAACATTAGAAATGGTTAGGTTATTAGGGGATAGCGGTAGTATTTATGAAAATGAAAAGCGTGTGGCATTTGGACTGTTACCATTAAAAGAGTTAGAGGGTGTTAGAATGATGTCACTAAACTATGTAAATGTTGATATAGCTAATCAATATCAATTACAAGGACAAGGAGGTGCAGACAGTGGGAACAACAAACAAGACAGTCAAAGCGGAGAGGATAACTAGACATTATATCTTTGAAATGAGAGCAAGTAAAGACGATGACGAAAAGGGCATAATTGAAGGTAGAGCGATAGTTTACGATAGTGAAACTGATTTACATTATTTTAGAGAAAAAATTAGTAAGGGCGCATTGGATAACACTGACTTGAAAGATGTTGCATTTTTAGTAAATCATAACACAGACATGATACCATTAGCCCGCTCACGAAATAATAACGAAAACTCTACAATGCAACTAATAGTCGATGATAAAGGATTAAAGATTAGAGTTAAGTTAGACATAGAAAATAATAGTGAGGCTAGAAATTTATATAGTGCTATTGTACGCGGTGATATAACTGGTATGTCATTTATGTTTACTGTTAGAGCCGAGGAGTGGAGCGACGAAGACAAAGAGGTATCATTAAGAACTATAACAGATATCGAGAAAGTATTTGAGGTATCGGCGGTGACATTTCCTGCTTATGAAGATACAGAGATTAACGCTAGATGTAAGTTAGAGTTGGAGAACTTTAAACGCACATTGGAGAATGTGAAAAACATCACACTGGACAGTGACGGCGATAATTCAAATAAAAGAAACAACGATGATGAGTTAGAACTATTAAAATTAAAAACGAAAATTTTAGGAGGTATGTAACATGAATAGAAAGAAAATTTTAGAAAAAAGACTAGCAAGATTAATGAAGAAAAGAGAAACACTAAAAACAAGAGCGTTAGCAAGTAATGACGCAAGCGAAGTAAGAGCAATTAATGAGCAATTAGAAGATTTAAACGAAGATATCGCAGATGTTGAGGCAGAAATTGAGGCTATTGACGAAGACGATGTAAATGGACAAGGTGAAGGAAATAACGGCGGAGCTAACGGCGAAGGTGGAGAAGGTGAAGGAGCTGACGCAAGAAGTAACGGACCAACTAACAACGGCGTACAAACTAGAGGCGGTAACCCTATGGCGTCATTTGGAAATCTAAATCAAGGAGCAAATGCAAGAAATGTTGATGTTATTGAAACATTAGAGTATAGAAACGCATTTGCAACTTATGTTAGAACTGGACAATTAAGTGCTGAAATCAGAGATAACGAAACACTTGTAACATCTGATGTAGGTATGGTTATACCTAAGACTGTAATGACTGAGTTTATTAAGGAAATCAAAGTATATGGTAACTTATACAACAAGGTTAGAAAGTTAAATGTTAAGGGTGGTGTAGAATTTCCAATAGAGGAACTTGTAGCAACTGTAACATGGTTAGCTGAAACTGAGGTTAGTGAGACTCAAAAAGCACCTCAAATTAAAACATCTATATCATTTAATTATCACATTGTTGAGGCTAGAATTAGCCAATCTCTATTATCACAAGTTGTTACACTTGATGTATTAGAAAAAGAGATTGCACACCTATTAGCTGAGGCATTTGTTAAGGAATTTGACAAGATGATTTTAAGCGGTAGTGGAGAAGGTCAACCTCTAGGAATACTTAACGACACTAGAATTAAAGCTAGTAACAAGGTTAAATTTACTGAGGCTGAGTTGTCAGATTGGACTAAGTGGAGAAAGAAATTATTTGCAATAATCCCACTTGCATACAGAGGACAAGGCGTATTAGTTATGACTGCTAATACATGGGAGTCATACTGTATGACATTAAAGGACGCAAATAATAACCCACTAGGAACTGAAACATTTAATGTACAAAATGGTGACACTGTTTGTAGATTTGCTGGTAAAGAAGTAATTTTAGTTGAGCCTGATATTTTAGCTGACTTTGATACGGCTGAAAGTGGACAAGCATTTGCACTATACTTTAAACCTACAGATTACGCTATTAACTCAAATATGCAACTAGGATTTAAGCGTTATTTCAACGATGATACTAATAAATGGGTTAATAAAGGTTTAGCAATCTTAGACGGTAAGATGTTAGATGTTAACAGTGCATACATCTTAACTAAATAGTTAATCCTCTTTTTAATCATAAATTGAGTATTTCCACGGGTAAAATAATACCCGTGGGAGTATTTGGAGAATAGGAGGTATTAACCTATGATAGAGCAAAATAACATAGTTAAATTAAAAGAATTAGCGGTTAAAGTTACTGGTATCTCAATAGAAAATATACAAGGGAATACGATAGCTGATATTTTAGATTTTATCAATAAAAATTATGCAGGTGGTGGAGGCGTGAATATTACCAACGCTGAAATAAATTTAGACGGTGACGGTGATGTTAACAATGGTTTAATTACCATGTCGGACGGTTCAACGGTTGAAATGGTAACAACTGTAATTGATACACTCAAACTAACATCTAGTGAGGGTACAAGTGCGGGGCAAACTGTTATAAAAGTTACTGAGCCTCTAACTGACGGTAATAAGTATAAATATAAAGTGAGTGTTAAGGTATTACCAGCTAAAAATCAAGATTTAAGTAGTTGGACCGATTGGAACGGTGTAAGCGAAATTATGGCAGATAGTGGAGTATATTTATATGTTGCAGAATGTACAAGTAATAATAGAGCCGTTAGATGTGGAAAAGTAGAGGTTGTGTCATCGTTATTCTAATAGAGGAGGTGTAACGCTATGACAGATGAGGAATTATTATTGAAAGTTAAACAAGCATTAAATATAGGCGGTAATTATCAAGATAATGCGTTAAAGATTTATATTGATGAGGTTAAAGACTATATGATAGGTGCGGGAGTACCTGATAAAAACATTAATGACTATGTGGGTGTTATTAGTCGAGGCGTTACAGACCTATGGAATTATGGAAGTGGTGACGCAAAGTTGAGTAATTATTTTATGCAAAGAGTAACACAAATAACTCTTAATAAAAGTGAGGTGTAAATGATGTTGAATGAATTTAAAAACAGTTTACCACTAAACATTAAATCACTTGAATTATGGTTAGAGAGAATTATAAACAATCTAACTAATAAATACACTATAGATAGTAATTTAATTGCAACTTTATACAATACAAATGTTAACACTATAGTAACGAATATTGTGGGTGTAGATACTTTTAATAATTTATTTAATGCAATTAATAGTGGATATGAGTTAATGGTTAACAATAAAATTACTGTAGTGAGTGCGTATGTTAATAGTATAGAGTCAGACGATTATAAAGTAATTACTATTGACTTTATCGGTGTATTTACGGGAAACAAACTACAACGATTTAGATGTGAGATTGAGAGTTTAGGCGGTTCGATGAGATTTTGCACCAAAACAATTATTGATTTATAGGGGGTGTAATTATGGCAGATTTTAAACCAAACACACCTTATACCGTACCTTTTAAAGTGTTGACACCAACTATTAAAACAGTTAGAGGAGTTGACACCAAAACATTCACAGAGCATGAAGATGTATTTTTTTGTAGTTTTAAAAGTTTTGGAGGTACTGAGAAAACTGTTAACGATGTGTTAGTTGTGGAAGATACGGCGGTTATTGAAACATGGTACACAACGGTTATACAAAGTAATTGTAATATAAAGATAGATGACAAAGTTTATGAGATTTTGGGAACGCCTGAAAACATAAATATGAGATATCAATATTTAAAATTTAAAGTAAGAGCAATAAAAGGAGGCGTGTAAAATGAGTGATGTTAAAGATACAATCGTTGAGCAATTAGACGATTTAGTTTATAACTTAATAGGAAATGATGATATGTATAACTCTATGGGAGGAAAAAGTCAAACTACCGTAGAGGCAATAGGTAAATTTAAAGATAGTTTATTAACGATACTTCAAGCTATAGCAGGTGGAGAAGGTTTTAGCGGTGGAACTTCACTTGTTGAAAAACAATATAGAATAACTACCGTTGAGGGTGGTGACGATTATTTTATAGGTTATTTAACAGAAATTGGTTATTCTAAGTTAGTTCATGTGCCTAGAATGAGTCCGAATGGTATAACATTAGATATGAACGAAGTTGATAAGGGAAGATATTTGCTATTCACACATAACTCATATGTAATGGGTAATTTAGCTTGTACTTATGAATATTACACAGATGACTCTTCTAATAAATCAGATATTAAGGGAGGAATACTTCAATTTGATAGTACAAGTCAAAATGTATATTTAATAACTGATGAGGAATTACCTGATAATGCAACAGTATTTATAGAGGCTAGTGGTATATTAGAAGAAATGGCTTTAGGGTAATAATTAGAGGTGATTAAGTCATGGCAAAGAAAAAATGGGGCGTAACATTTGAAGGATTTGACGAGTTAATGGGTAAGCTAGACAGTTTAGAGGGTGACTTAAAAAAAGTTACTGAGGAATGTTTAGAAGTAGCACACGACATTATTACGCCTCAGATTAAACAAGCTATGGTTAAACACAATCAAACTGGAGACACTAGTAAATCCATTAAAACCAACTCTAAGGTGACATGGGAAGGTACAAAGGCAAGTATTGACATAGGTTTTAAAATACACGACGGTGGTTTACCGTCAATATTCCTGATGTATGGTACGCCTAGAATGAAAAAAGACACTAAATTGTATAATGCGATTTATGGTAAAAAGGTTAATGAAGAAATAGCTAAAATGCAATCATTAATTTTAGCTGATGAAATACATAAAAGGATTGGAGGTTGAGTATATGGATATAGAATTATGTGAATTACTGAGCACCTTTAATGTACCAGTTAGGCGACAAGGTGGTTTGGCTGATGATGAAGAATATCCACAAACATTTTTCACATACTGGAATAACTCAGAGTATGGCAATAGTCATTATGACAATAACACATTAACTGTAGCTTATGACTTTGATGTGAATGTGTACTCAACCGACATTAACACTACATACGAATTATTGAATAATGCTAGAAAATTATTAAAGGCTAACGGTTGGACGATAGCCGAACGCGGTCACGATGTGGGTAGTGATGAACCAACACATACGGGGCGTGGAATGAATGTTATAAAAATAATTAAGGAGGTTGATTAATTATGGCAGATGTACAAAACAATCAAGAGGTATTTGAGTTTAGAGGTGTAGATAATTTATATGTTGCTAGGGTTATCACTGACACTGAGGAAAAATTTGAATGTGAAAAACCAGTCCATTTGTCACCAGTTGCCGAAATAGGTAAGACTACAGAGGTAAGCTCAGAGGCGCACTATTACGATAATAAAGCGATGATGGTTGTTAACTCAGAGAGTGCTGACACAATTAGTATTGTAATGGCACCGCCACAACTTGAAATGTTAGCTAAAATTATCGGTAAGTCATTTGACGCTGAAACTGGTATGTTGGTTGATAGTAATAGACAAAACGAATATTTTGCAATAATGTACAGAACTAAAGGAACTGACGGTGAATATAGATATGTTACTAGATTAAAAGGTACATTTGGTATACCTGAGGAGTCAAACGCAACAGAGGACGACGGTACTGAGTCAACAAATTCAAGTGTTACATACACTGGTATTTATACTGTACATAAGTTTACTAAGGGTGTATATCGTAATGGAGTTTGGGCTAAAGACGGTGCAAAGGGTATTGTTGTAGATACAAGATATGGTTTAGCTGATGTTAGCACATTCTTTGATAGTGTGCAAACACCTGACACTATACAAGTTAAAGTTAACGCAGAGGGCTAATATATAATTAAGTATTTAACTAAGTAACTAAATAGAGTGCTTATTAATTTAAGCACTCTTTAATTTTTAAATAGGAGGATTAACAATATGAGTACAATTAGATTAAATGTTTATGGAAAAGAAAATAAAAAAGAGGTTGAAAAAACATATGAGGTTGAGGGTTACGACTTATTAATGGGTACTGTAGAGGACTTTATTAAATATGTCGATATAGATAAATTAAATGATGATGTTGAGATTATTAAAATGGTAATAGGTTGTTTAAGTCAAATTAAACCGTTGTTACTAGATGTATTTGAGGGAATAACTGAGGACGAATTAAAGAGGACTAAGGTTAAAGAAGTTATAGCTTGCGTTGTTGCAATTATAAAGGCAAGCGGTAATATATTAGCTGATTTTATTGAAAACTCAGTAAAGTAAGGGGGGGCGTATGTGATAATACGCCCATTTATGAAGTTATGTTTAGTTTACAAGTAAATCTATGCGAACGATTTACAAGTTTAACGCCGATTAATTTAAGGCGTGAAAAGGCTAGAGAAGTATTTTTATTAATAAATAGATACAACAAATATAGTATGAGAGAACAAAGAAATAGTAAAAAGAAAAGAGTGATAAGGAAACCAGCGGGCGACAATTGGTTTTAAACAATCATGTGAAATAGTTAACAAGGTGGTGAAACAATGGCGGGTAATAATAATGAGACAACGACTAGATTTAATGTTGATATATCACAGTTAAAGAAGGGTATACAAGACGCTAATAGACAAATAAGATTAGCTAACGCCGAATTTAAAGCGATATCTAGTAGTATGGAAGATTGGGAAAATAGTACTGAGGGTGTAAGTGCTAAATTACAACAACTAGATAGTACATTATCGAGTCAAAGAACTGTATTGAAGAATTTAGAGGACCAATATAGAGCCGTGGCAGAGGAGCAAGGTGAGAGCTCCAAAGGTGCGGAGGAATTAAAAATAAAAATTGCCAATCAACAAACGGCGATAAATAAGACTGAAAAATCTATAGGACAATACGAAAGTAAATTAGAAGAATTAGATAGTGAAAACAAAAATGTTGGAGACTCTAGTATAAAGGCTAGTAAAGACTTAAAAGAAATAGGTAATAGTGCTGAACAATCTGAGAAAAAAACATCTAGATTAGCAAGTGCGTTAGGTGGTGCATTGAAAAAGGGTTTAACTGGTTTGGCAACGGCTACAGTTGGTGCAATAGGTGGATTTTTGGCAACTGGTGAGGCAACGCAAGAATTTACTGAGGATATGGGTAAATTAGACACGGCGTTTAAAACTAGTGGACATACAGTTGAAACGGCTAAAAAATCATATGAAGGTATGGTTGGTATATTAGGTGAGACAGACCAAGCCGTCGAGGCGGTTAACCATTTAGCAAAGTTAACTAAAAGTGAAAAGGAATTAGCAAAATGGACTGATATATCGGCTGGAGTATATGCGACATTTGGAGATAGTTTACCTATTGAAGGTTTAACAGAGGCAAGTAATGAAACGGCAAAAGTAGGACAAGTAACGGGTCCATTAGCTGACGCATTAAATTGGGCTGGTAAATCTGAGGAAAAATTTAATGAACAACTTAAAAAGTGTAATAGTGAGAGTGAAAGAGCGTCATTGATAACTAAGACATTAACTGACATTTACGGTGAGGCTGGTAAAGAATATCAGAAAACTAACGCCGATTTGATAGCGTCACGAAAAGCAACTAGTGACTTTAACAGTGCTATGGCTGAAATGGGTAAATTGGCTATGCCTATTGTATCGACTATTAAACAAGGATTTGCAGATTTATTAAAGGCGTGTATAGAGTTAATTAAAAATGTTGATTTTTCAGAGGTTAGTGAAAAGATACAAAGTGGATTTGGTTATTTAATCGACACTATATTACCAGCTATTAGAGACGGTGTGGGTTGGATAATCGACAACAAAGATACATTAATCGGTGTAATAGCTGGAGTTGGTGCGGGGTTTGTTGCATGGAATGTAGTTACAATGATACAAGGTTTAATTGGTGCAATTAAAGGTGTAATGTTAGCAACAGAAGGTGTAACAATAGCTCAAAAATTACTCAACATTGTAATGAATGCTAACCCTATAGGAATTATTATTACATTAATTGCAGGACTTGTAACCGCATTTATAACATTGTGGAATACATCTGATGAATTTAGGGCATTTTGGATTAATTTGTGGAAAAAAATTAAAGAAACTACATCTACAGTGTGCGACGCTATAGTTAAATTTTTCAAAAGTGCGATAACTAAAATCAAAGATACTTTTAAAAATATAGGTTCATGGTTTAAGGATAGATACAACGATATCACCAACGCATTTAAAAATATCGGCTCATGGTTTAGCGATAAATTTAAATCGGCGGTTACGGGTGTCAAAAATGCGTTTAGTTCAATAGGTTCATGGTTCAAAAATAAATATACAGAAATTACCAATGTATTTAAAAATATCGGTTCATGGTTCGGCGAAAAATTTAGTCAGGCGATGAGCAATATTAAAAATAAATTCAGTGGTTGGGGTAAATTTTGGAGTGGATTGTGGACGCAAGTAAAAGACAAATTTAGTGGTATCGGTACAAATATCGGTAACGCTATAGGTGGTGCGGTTAAAAGTGGTATCAACGGCGTAATTAGTATGATAGAGCGAACTATTAACAGTGCTATAAGTTTAATTAATGGAGCTATTACGCTAATTAATAAAGCACCAGGGGTTAATGTTGGTAAGGTTAATAAATTAAATCTACCTAGACTGTCTGACGGTGGTGTATTAAAACGCGGTGAGGTTGGTTTACTAGAAGGTGACGGAGCTGAGGCGGTTGTGCCTTTACACAATAATAAAAAGTGGATTAGGGCAACGGCTAAAGATTTAAAACAGTCACTCAGAAATGAGGGTATTATTGGAGCTACTAACAATAATGTAACTAATAATTATAACTTTACACAAAATAATACAAGTCCTAAGGCATTAAATAGATTAGACATTTATAGACAAACTAGAAATCAATTTGCGATGATGAGGGGGTATTAAACCATGTATACATTAAAAGTTGAAAACGAACGCGGTGAGATGTTGACACTAAGCAATAATAAAAACTATACGATTGTTAATGTTGAGGGTTTAAACCCTCCATTAGCAAATATAACAAGTAGTAAAATAACTAACTTTGACGGTGGGAAATTTAACTCAACGAGTTTGGAAATGCGTAACATAATTATAACTTTAACGCCTGAATATCCAGTCGAAACAAATAGGCTTGCGATATATCAAATGTTTAGACCTAAACACGATGTTACTATTTATTTTAAAAATGGTACACGCGATGTATTTATTAACGGTAGAGTTGAGACATGTGTAGGTAATCCATTTAGTGAAAAACAAGAAATACAAATAAGTATATTGTGTGCTAATCCATACTTTATAGATGTAAACCAACTAACATTAGATTTTTCATCAACGATTAAAAATTTTAAATTTCCAGTTGCTTTTATTGAAGGTGGTATACCATTTTCAAGTGTTAATAGAGTAAGTGAGCGTTGTGTGACTAACTTAGGTGATAGTGAATGTGGAGTTAATATTGAGTGTGAGTTTATAGGTGATGTTGTAGAACTTAAAATATATGACGCCTCAGACTTAGATTATATGTTATTAAATTACGAATTTCACGCAGGCGATGTATTACATATTAATACCAACAAGGGTAATAAATCTATAACATTAGAGCGTGACGGCGAAACACTCAATATAATTAACGCCTTTGATAAAACATCAAAGTGGTTACAGTTGGGAATTGGTGAGAACAGATTTACATTTGATTGTGTGTACGGTAAGGAAAATGTGTTAATGATGTTGTATGCAAATGTGTTATATATGGGGGTGTAGCAATATGGATTTATATATTATGAATAAACAACTACAAGCCCTCGATGTAATAGATTATGCAACATCGGTTATATGGACTACTAGATATTATGAGGCGGGAGATTTTGAGTTATATGTAAGAGCTGATAAAAAGACACTCAACCTATTACAAGAAGGTAATATGATATATAGATTAGATGATAAATGTGTAATGATAATTGAAAAGATACAGTTAACTACAGACGCCGAAAATGGTGACTATATTATAGTTAGTGGTGAATGTGTTAAGAGTATTTTAAAAAGGCGTATTGTGTGGACTCAAACATCATTAAAAGGTACAGTGTTAAATTGTTTAACTCAACTAATAAATCAAAATGTTATTAACCCTAGTATTACATCTAGGAAATTAAGTAACTTTAGTATAGGCACATTAAAGGGTACAAGTAACACAATGACTAAACAAGTAACGGGAGATAATTTATATGATGTTGTGGTTGAGATTTGTAAAACATACGGTTTAGGTTGGGAGATAGAATTTAATTTAGATGACAAGCAATTTTATTTTAATGTCTTTAGTGGAGTCGATAGAAGTTATAACAATACTGAGGATAACCCACGCGTGGTATTTAGTGAAGACTATGACAACTTAATAGAAAGTAATTACACATTTGATAAGTCAAATTATGCAAATGTTGGTTTGGTAGCTGGTGAGGGTGAAGGTTTAAAGCGTAAAACTCAAACTATAGGAACGGCGACGGGTTGGGATAGATACGAAGTATATGTTGACGCTAAAGATATAAGCCAAAACTCAGACAGTGAGGACGAAAGTGAGCGTATAAGTGACGCTGATTATAATTTGATGTTACAAGAAAGAGGTTATGAAAAGTTTACAGAACATGAGATTGTTGAGAGTTTTGAGGGTACTGTAGAGCCTTATGTAAATTATAACTTTAATGAGGATTATTTTTTAGGCGACATAGTAGAAATACAAAACGCGTACGGGAATACATATAAAGCACGAATAACAGAATTTATTGAAACAAATGACGAGAACGGATTAACAGTTATACCGACATTTGTAAATGAAAGTGAGGTTGAATAATATGAGTTTGACAAGTGGATTTTTTAACTCAGTCGATAATGATAGATTATATGACGCTGATGACATGAGTAGTTATTTTGAGGGCTATAGCTCAGACGGTATATTTAAAAGTATAGGGCAAGCATTACAAGTAGTTGCAAATGAGGGAATGAGCGTTGATGTGTTAACTGGTAGGGCTATTGTAGGCACTAAGTGGGTTAAGAATACAACTGTTTTAAATCTACCAATTGCAACGGCTAACGCTAATTATGGGCGTTATGACGCGGTAGTGGTTAAATTAGATAATGCTAATAGAGTAATAAGCATAGAAGTAAAGACTGGTGAGCCTAATGAAACACCAACTAAGCCAGTTATAAATTATAACGGTGAGGATAAAGAATTGTGTTTAGCTTATGTTTATGTGGGAGCTGGTACAACGGCAATAACTAACGCTAATATTGAAGATACGCGAAGTGATAGAAGTGTATGTGGATATGTTAAACCGTTAGTCGGTTACCACATGAAGAAGTTACAGAGGATACACACATTAACATCTAGTGTTAGTAACATTAGTGTTGGCATACCTGAGTATGATATTAACACTGATACATTGTTAGTCCATGTTAACGGTATAATGTTGACAGAGGAAACCGAAACTGTAAAAGGTGATTTTATCATAAATACCACAACTGATACACCAAGTATTGATTTACGATATAGTTTAGGTAGTGGGAACATAGTTACATTTATAGTATTGAAATATGAAACTGTATAAATAAAAATAACACTCAGAAATTAATCTGAGTGTTATTTTTATTATTCACATATTCTAAAAAAGTAGAAAGGAGTGCTTAAAACCAAAAACTATATCAGTATAATAACATAAAATGTAAAAAATGTAAATATTTTTAAAAAAGTTGTTGACACTATATAACAAATGTTATATACTAATAAATGTAAAGAGCAAGAAACAAGTAGAAAAGAGAGGATTTGATTATATGAGAGTAGATTATAAAGGTATGGAATTAGATTTTAATTACAGATTAGCAGAAATTAGTTTCACAGAAGATGAAATGGAAAAAGTAGAATACATAGCAAGGTAATGAAAGTAAAAGGTTGGAGTATTGATATAGTTACAGATGGATATGCACAATGTGAAGTTGATGATAAAGATGATTATAGAAGTTTTATGGAAGATTGGAAAAAAGTAAAAAAGAGTGTAGCACTTTGGAAAAAGCATAATATGGCATATTAATTTAAATAGTGAGGCGATAACACATAAAACACCAGTAAAGAAAGAGAGGTTAATGTGGGAAAATATATAAGCGGAATACTAAAATGTGAAATACAATTTGATAATGTATATGTAGATGATGAAGAAAGCGAAATTGATGTACTTTTCCATGACGGGTGGGAAGGTGAAATGCTAGAGCAAAATTTAATAATTACAGAGGAATATAGATATGAAGATTAAGAAAGAGAGGTTGATTTATATGAGATATATTGATTTTTGTAAAAAGGCATTAGAGCAAACATATAAAAGTTTAGATTTTGATAACCGTCAAATAGAGTGGCATAACAAATATATTAAAGAATGTAGACAAAAAGATAGAGAGTTAGTTGAGTGGGTGTGGAGCAAAGGCGTTGTAACGGAAAATCAAATGAAGTGGTTTAACAAAGATTATAAATCAGTGGACACAATATATCATTTAAGACAACGCAACTATTATTACAGAAGTAGAAAGAAAAACAAAGAAAGGATTGAGTATTATAAAAAGCAATTAAACAAAATGGGGGGCATAGAGCCTCCATTAAATAGAAAAGAGAGGTAAAACAATATGAAAGTAAAAGGATTATTATCACATATTCAAGGTATATCACTAGAAATTATTATAGGGAAGTGGATATATAACCACGAATTTAAACTATTAGCAACATATAAGGATAAATATGAGTTTAATAATGATTACAAAACAAGTAATAAATATAAAAATCTTTGGGTTGATGATTGGATAGTGGTTTTTAATGAAAAACAAAATAAAGCGTACATTAAAATAATAGTCAAAGATAATGATATAAACAAATAGAGGAGGTGTAACCAGTGGTTAGATATTATGAATGTTACAGTGAATTTAAAAAATCTAATTTTAAAGGTAAGATTAAAGAGTCAGGAACGAAACTTGTACATGGTAGACAATATTATTATATAATAACAGAATAAGCCCGAAACGGGCTTATTTTTATTTAGGCATATATTTATACCTAAAATCATTTATAATCGTTTTTAGAGGTAAATAATCAAAGGTGTAGTATACTTGTAATATACAAACGAGGTTTAAACATTGATAATTCAATAGACAATATGAACCTGTTAGTTTATTTTGAGGGTTGGTAAATCAGTAAAACCCTATAACACCAGCGTTTGAGAACATCTAAAAACATTAAAACACTCATTTGTAATATACAAAGTAATATACAATAGTAATATACACGAAATATACAAATAAGTGTTGATGTAGGTAACATATTATGGTAATATATTGTTATTGATTGTTATATAAGAATAACAACACTTTCTGCAAAACATATTATTAAAAAAGAGATACAGTTTTATAACTGTATCTCTTTTATTTTGTCTCTTAAATCATTATCCTCTAATATCTCATGCAATCCACAATTTAACGCCGTTATTAGCTTAATTAATGTGTCAAGTTTGGCACCGTCAATATTACGGTTACCTTGCTCATATTGTTGTATCACTTGCGTACTAATACCTGATAAATTAGCAAGTTGTGACTGAGATAAACCATGGTTAACGCGTGTGTTTTTTAAGTTTGTCATATTAATCACCTCATAGAATAGTATATAACAAATGTAATATAAAATCAATATGGAAATTTGTTGACATCGTATAACAAATGTTATATGTTATACATAAGGTTAATGAATAACATATAATAGTAACTGGAGGTAATTAAAATGACATTAAAAGATATTGAAAAGGATTACTATTTAATTGAGAGTGTGGGTAATTATAGATTATATGAACACAACAAACGAGGTGAGGAATTAATTATATTAGTTGATTTAATTAGAAGTAGATATTGTTATACAAGTGAAAACATTACTTATACTATTAGAAATGATGATGAATTTAATTGGTATGAATTAAAAAAGGCACTCTAACGAGTGCTTTTTTAATACTCCAATTTATTTATTATCTCACTTAACTCCTCAATAGTACGATGTGTGTAACGGTCCGTTATATCACTAGTCGCATGTCCTACAATCTTTTTAACGGCTAACATATCATTTGTGCGTTTGGTTAACTCAGTAATAAATGTGTGGCGTGTCTCATGGCGTGTATGTTCATAGTGCCAGTGCTCACGGCTGAATGTACTGTATGGTATACGGTTACCACTTAAATTACTGATTAGATATTTGTTACCCTCATCATAACGCTTAGTTATTAGAGGTAATATTTTATGGTGTATGGGTACTGTCCGAACGCCTGAGGGGGTTTTAGATTTAGCAATATAAATAGTACCTTTATCTATATCCACATTATCAGTCGTTACCTCTAAAAGCTCAGTAATACGCAAGCCCGTATATAATAGTATTAGTGGTACATCATCATGTTTCTTAGTACCTAAGTCACTCCACAATGTTTGTATCTCATCTTTAGTAAATGGTATCAACTCTTTTTTAGTTGTTGACGCGTCCACGCCTATATAATCGGCTAAATTCTTGTCAACATAATCATGTTTAATCGCGTATTTATAACAGTTGGATAGAGTCTTTTTAATTCTACCTTGCGTTGATGACGGTTTATCTTTAACAAGCTCCTCCAGTTGCCACAACTCAATATCCTCAATATTAGTATTGTGTAAGTGCTCCAGTTGTTTAAATCCACTTATATACTGTTTAACAGTACCTTCACTAAATTTAGATGTTTCTATCATATTATTAAACACTGATTTTAATAGATGTTTTTCTAGTTTGATTTTAGTGGGTTCGGCTAAATACTTATTTAACTCTTTTTTAGCCTCAGTTTTAGAAGAATAGTAACCAATGTATTTATATTTTTGTTTACCGTCCACGCTCCAACCAATAGTCACGCGTACCGCATAAGGTTTACGCCTTTTTCCTGATAGTTTAATGATAGAACCGTCACCGTTTCCCCGTTTCATTATGTTCACTCCTAGATGTAATTTCATCTTATACCGTTAAAAACCCTTTATTTATGCGTGTTGTAGCGATTTTAGTATAAGATGACACGGTATAATATACTATTTTCTTTTTATATATTATATATTATATAATTTTTATTTATTAATAATATATAAAGTATAGAAATCATCTTAGTCATCTTATACCGCAAGCCTACAAGCCTTATAAATAAAGGCTTAGAAGCGGTATAAGATGATTTTTTCATCTTATACTCATCTTATACTCATCTTATACTGTTCACAATTTTGTAACAAAAGTTTTTTAACAACTTATAAGATTTTTTAAAATTGTATCACAACTTACGCGTAATATACAAATTTATTAGATTATTACAATATTACAATATATTATTGCGATTGTAAAATTATATTAATATAATGTAAAAAGAAGTTGATTTTTGTAAATCTTTTAATATTATTGTAAATAATTACCAAAAATCACTAGCATTTTTTGTGTATTTTGTCAATAGTAAATTATTTCCAATTATTGTAGAATATTGTTTGTAAGGAGGTGACACAGAGAAAACAAACACTAGCAACAATTTAAATGGGAGTTGTTATTAAGTGAATATTACAGTTAAAGAATGTGCAAAGATGTTAAACAAGTCACAACAGTTTGTGAGGTGTGGACTACAACAAGGCGTTTTACCGTTTGGTTACGCAGTTAAAATGTCTAGTAAGTGGACATACCACATAAGCAAAGCAAGAGTAATTGAATATTTAGGAGGTAATGACAATGAATTTAAAAGAATTTGCTAAAGCAACAAGTAAGACAGTGCAAGAGGCATTTGAGATGTGTGAACAATGTGACGCATTATACGACGGGTTAAATGTTAACATTGATAAACTCAATGACAAATTAGATAGAGATATTATTGAACAATTAAAAATGTTAGGTTAAGGAGGTGAAAATTGATGAGAGGAATTGTTAGACAAGTTGATGATTTTGGGCGTGTAACGATACCAGCAGATTATAGGAGATATCTAAATCTAAATATTAAAGACTTTGTTGAAATATGTATAACTGATGATGACAATATTTTAATCAAGTTAAACAAAGAAAGTGAGGAACAACATGAAAAGAAATAAGTTTGAAATAGGTGACATAATTAAGGGCTTAAATGATGATGAAAAAATAGTAATGAAAGATATGTTAAAAGCATTAGTTACAGATGTGTATAAAGATAAAATGCGAATTAAAGTGCTTAATCATATTAACTATGAATATATTAACAACTCATTTTGGGTTGACAATGATGTTAGTCATTATGAGTTAATAAGTAACATTAATAGTTTTGACATGAGTGTGTATGTACAAGATAACAAATTGATTGTACATAACAACTTTGATGATACTGAGGTTGTAACAGAGATAACAAAGGAAATGTTAGAGGCACATGTATTGACAGATAGTATTGTTGAGTTATTAAAAGATGTTGATACGAATAAGTTGATATGTGACACACCTAAATACTCAGGTAAAGTTATTGCGGTAAGTATGGCTAGAGGCGTTGAGTGGACTAGAGGAAAAGTATATAAGTTTGAAGACGGTTTGACGACTTTAGATAACGGGGCTACATATCCGCCAGTACCAGCTAAAACATTTGAAGATGTTACTAACTTTACTGGTATGCAATTAATAGAAGTTGTAGAAGATTAGGAGGTGTAAATATTAAACTTTATGAACATCAAGAGCAAGCGTTAAAGCTGACAGAAAATAAAAATAAAGTTGCGTATTACCTCGATATGGGTTTAGGTAAGACATTTGTAGGCTCAGAAAAAATGTTGAGTTTAAACAATAGCATTAATTTAGTAGTTTGTCAAAAGTCAAAAGTTAATGACTGGATAGAGCACTTTAAAACACATTATAAAGGTTATAGGGTGTGTGACTTAACGGCGAAAACTAAAGACGAAAAACGAAGTAATGAGGGTATATTATTAAATTGTAAATATGGTATTAACATTAAATGTGTTTTAGTCATTAATTATGATTTAGTATGGCGTAGACCTGAGTTAAACAATCTACATAACTTTACATTAATGTTAGATGAGTCATCGTTAATTCAAAATGATAAGACTAAACGCACAAAGTTTATTATGAGTTTAGACGCTGAAAATGTCATATTGTTAAGTGGTACACCAACGGGCGGTAAATACGAAAACTTATACTCACAATTAAAGTTGTTAGGGTGGAAGATAAGTAAATCGTTATACTGGAATACTTATATTGATTATAAGATTAGTAATATAAATGGATTTCCATTAAAAGTTATTAAAGGATATAAGAACATAGAGCGATTAAAAAATAAAATGCGTGAGCATGGTTGTGTGTTTATGAAGTCCGAAGATGTGTTGACTTTACCCGACAAGCTGGACCAAAGTATTAAAATTAATACGACAAAAGAATACAGAAAATTCAAAAAAGACAGAATAGTAAAAATTAATGGTGTTGACTTAGTTGGGGATACGACATTAACTAAAATGTTATATAGCCGTCAACTATGTGGAGTTTATAACAAAGAAAAGTTACAAGCCTTTAAAGATTTGATTGAGTCAACCAGTGATAGAGTTATAGTGTTTTATAACTTTACAGACGAGTTAAACAAGATGATTGATATTGTAGACGAATTAAATAGACCGTTTAGTGTTGTTAACGGGCAAACTAGAGATTTAAGTAATTATGATAATTACAATGACTCTATAACCTTTATACAATATCAGGCGGGAGCTATGGGGCTAAACTTACAAAAAGCTAACAAGATTGTATACTTTACACCGCCGTTAAGTAGTGAATTATTTGAGCAATCTAAAAAGCGTATACATAGGTTAGGACAGTCAAAAACATGTTTTTACTATTACTTAACTTGTAAGAAGTCAATAGAAACAAACATATATAAGACATTAGCGATGAGGCAAGATTATACAAATAAGTTATTTGAGGAGGAGTCAGACGACTAGGAGGAATTAAAAAGATGATTGATAAAAATACAGTTATAAGGTTTATTATTGCAATAGCATTTTTAGTAGTTTTATATTACGCAGGTAAAACAATGTGTTTTGAAGTGTGTGAGGCGATGAGGAATGATGTTACATATGAGCGTGAATGTGAATATGTGAGCACTAAAAAGAGTGTTATTAACATCATAGACAATACACCAAAATATAAAAATTTAGGTGTGTTTATGTTAACGGCATACTGTCCATGTGAAAAGTGTTGCGGTAAAACTGACGGTATTACTAGCACTGGAACAAAGGCGACACACGGGCGTACAATTGCCGTGGACCCTGATATCATACCATACGGCACAAAAGTATTGATAAATGGTAGTGAGTATGTTGCAGAGGATTGCGGTGGAGCGATAAATAATAACCATATAGATGTGTTTTTCAATACACATGAGGAGGCGTTAGAGTTTGGGGTGAGATATGAAAATATTTATGTAATGGAGGATTAAGATTATGAGAAAGAGCGATTTAAAAAATGGTATGGTTGTTGAAACTAGAGAAGGTAATAAATATCTAGTACATAATGAGAAATTTATTAGAAAGAGTAGTTATAACAATTTAAAGGATTACAACGATGACTTAACAATTAGAAGTCCTTTTAAACAATTAGACATTATGAAAGTGTATGAGTCAGACGCAAAGGTATTAAATGAGTTATTTGACGATGACTTTTTAAATTTAATTTGGAGTCGTGACGAGATTACAGTAGGTGATAAGGTTAGAGTTTTCAATAACAATAATTGTTTTAAATATTATAATGAGTGGGTTGAAAAACATATTGAAAACATAGGCACAAGATATAGATACGACATAGGACAAAGCATTGATAATGGTGTTAAATGTAAAGTGTTATGTATAGATGAACACGGTTTGTTTGATGATAAATTAGCGTATGTAAAACATTGTGAAACTGATAGATGTTATTTGATAAGTTTAAAGGGTTTACAAAAGGTGTGTGATTAAATATGACGCCTGAGAAAAAATTTGAAAATCAGATTAAAGGATATTTAGACAGTATAGGAGCATGGTTTATTAAATATTGGGCTGGAAGTCAATTCACTAAAAGCGGTATACCCGATTTATTATGTTGTGTTAACGGTTATTTTGTAGCAATAGAAGTTAAAGCTGATAACGGTAAACCTACACCATTACAACTACATAACATAAGAAAAATTAGAGAGTCAGGCGGATTTGCATTTGTTGTATACCCTAGCGGGTTTAATGAGTTAAAGGAGATATTAGCAGATTTAAAATTAGGTTACTTTAGTAATGATTTGAAGGAGGTTTTAAGATGAGTAAAGTTAATGAAATAAATAATGTTGATGAAGTATTAGAGAGTTTGAGAAAAGTTAAGAAGTATTGCGAGGAACATGACTGTAGCGATTGTAAATTAAAAATGGCTGGTGGTAGATGTGGAGTTGTAGACGATACGCCTAACAACTGGATATTATAGGAGGGATTAAAATGTCAGAATTATCAAACAAAGAGTTAATTATAGGTTCATTAAAGTCAACCAAAAGAGAAGGTATTGAGGACTTAATTGACTATATGGAGGAAATAGGATTTTTTACCGCACCATGTAGCGGAGGTAATCACCTATGTAAAGAGGGTGGATTAGTTGAACATACCGCAAATGTTTTGAGATTAGCTGAAAAGTTATGTGTTGCATTTTACGGCGGTAAAAATATGACTGATGAACTTAGAAATGAATGTATTATATCGGCGTGTTTACATGACTTAGGTAAATGTGGACAGTTTGGTAAGTCAAACTATGTACCAAACATTTTAAAGAGTGGTAAACCGTCAGATAGTAAACCATTTAAAACTAACCCTGATTTACTTTATGTAGACCATGAGATTAGAAGTGTTGCGATAGCTCAGATGTTTATTGATTTAACAGAGCAGGAGCAATTTGCAATATTATATCATAACGGCTTATATGGACCACTTAAATACAGTTTACAAGGTAAAGAGACACCATTGTATATGATTATACATTTTGCTGATATGTGGGCTAGTAGAGTTGTTGAAGTTGAGGAGGTAAAAGAAAATGACTAGAGAACAAAAAGCAAAAGTAATTAGAGATTATTGTGGAGAACACGAATGTTGTGATTGTGTAATTAATAGATTATCACAACATAAAACTGGACATTGTTATACTGAGGCGACAGATGAAGAAATTGACATGAATTATAAGGCGGTATGTGAAGATTTACACATTGTACCTGAGGACGATGTTGAGGTTGATGAGAAGGATAATGAGGTTGTTATTACAATTAAATGTCCTAAAGATGTGAACATGGTGAACATAGGTAATATAAGTATTGAACTTTAAGGAGGATTAAAAATATGAATATAACAGATGTAAGAATTAGAAAAATTGATAGTGATAGTAATATTAAAGCGTCAGTGTGCGTAACACTTGAAGATGTATTTGTTGTACATGATATTAAAGTAATTGAAGGTGATAAAGGTTTATTTGTGGCTATGCCTAGTCGTAAATTTACTGACGGGCAATATAGAGATATTGCACACCCATTAAATCAAGAATTTAGAAGTTATATGCAAGACACTATATTGACTAAATACAATGAGGTGAATAATGGGTAATTTTCTTAAACGAGCTTATGTAAATTTGATGTTGCGTAAAGACCCTGAGTATATGTTAGGCGTTGACACAATTAATAAAATATGTGAGTTAGAACGATTAGAGGATTTAGGTAAAGCGATTGCAGAGTGTACGCATGAAGAATTAAAAACGCTAAATTATAGGTTAACTATGATTATAGAAAAACTAAAAGAGAAAGGAGCGTATTTAGAATGAGTACAAGTATAGTTATCACTGGAATAATATGTTTTACAATCGTACTTGTATCTATCATTGATGTATTTAAGAATATTTAAGGAGGATTTAACAATGGGAATTTTAACATTTATTTTAGGAAAATCAGGAACGGGGAAAAGCAACTCACTTAGAAATTTTCCAAAGGACAAAGTAGCGGTTATTAATGTACAAGGTAAGATTTTACCATTTAGAGGTAGTGCACAAATTGAGAGTACTAACACAGATACTAGCGACAGAATTATTAAAGCGTTAGAGATTTATAGTAAATCATATAAAAGTATTGTTATTGATGATTTCCAATACACAATGGCTAACGAGTTTATGCGTAGAAGTACAGAAAAGGGATTTGATAAATTTACTGAGATAGGGCGTCACGCATGGGATATCTTAAACAAGGTTAATGAGTTACCAAACGATGTTATTGTTTATGTTATGTCACACACTGACCGCGATGACGAAGGACATGAAAAAATCAAAACAATTGGTAAGTTATTAGATGAAAAGATTTGTTTAGAGGGCATGAGCCCGATTGTATTAAAAACAAATGTTACTGACGGGCAATATACATTTATTACTCAAAACAACGGTAAAGACACAGTTAAGTCACCAGCAGACATGTTTCCTAGTTATGCAATCGAAAACGACTTGTATTATGTAGACCAAAAGATTAGAAATTATTTTAGCATTGGTGAATGTTTAACTGATGAGGAAATGGCAGAGATTGACGAGGAGGCTAAAAATGTTGATGTAATTAAGCCTGAGAAAAAGAAAAGAGGAGGTAGACGAGTTGAAAAAGAAGAGTCTAAAGACACATCTAAGGAAGAAAAGGAAGAAGAAACAACAAGAAAGAGAACGCGAAGAACTAGAGAAGAAGTTGAAAAGTCAAACGATGAACTAGTTGCGAACCAGTTACAAGATGATGAGCGTGAAGAAATACCATTTGACGAAACTGAGACACCTGAGGTTGAGAATTTACCACGCAGAAAAAAGAGAGTTGTAGAGGAAACGACTGAGGAAACAACTGGTACATACACAACTAACGAAGAACCAGTTGACGAAGAACCAGCGACACCAACGAGAAGACGCAGACGCAGAGCATAGAAATATATAGGAGGATTAAGATTATGAAGTTTGAAAAATTTGTTAAAAAAGTAGGTGCTAACGGGAGAATATATAAAGATAAGGTTGATAATCAATGGTTAAATTATGGTGGTGTATTAATGTTGATACCTAACGGTTACAATGTTTTAAGTGCATTTGAAGTTGTGGAGTTGCCTGAGAGATTAGAGGAATTAATTGATAGCACTTTAAAACCAGCTTATTTAGACCGTGCTATATTACCAAAGGCAGATAGTAAAGCAAAAGACATTAAAAGAGTCTATACAGATGTTAACGGTAAAAACGATGTATTTATAAGTAATGAACAATGGGCGTTAATTGAGGCGTATGACCGTACATATATCGGAGAAATTACAAACGATGACGGCGATGTAATACATCATTTATTAGTTACTGATGAGTACGACGATGAAGATTTTGATATTAAAATGATTGTGTTGGATAACGACATGAGTGTTTATGATATATAGGAGGTGTGAACTATGGGAATATATGAAGATGTAGCATTATTACAAACTCAAATGTCAGAGTTACAAACAAATGTAAGTAATTTAGAAACAGATATTAATAATTTAGAAAATGAGTTAAATGACTCAGATGTAACAGTGTTAGAAGTTGATACAGATTTAAACAGTTTAGATGTTGGAAGTTATGTTATACCAAACACTACAGTTGCAAACTCATTGTTAAATAAGCCTAGCAACTCAAACAGTGCAACGGCATTTATTAATGTAGTAACTGGAGGTGGAGCAGGGCAAAAGATGATGTACTATATACCATGTGCTAAAGAGGGTGCAAGTTACTGGCAACGAGCATATTATCAAAACACATGGGGAGATTGGCATGAGGTAAATGTATTTGACAGTGGCTGGTTAGATTTACCACTAAGTAACGGTGTAATAGCATTTAACGATGAACAAAAACCACGATATAGAAGAATAGGTAAAGAAGTATTTATAACTGGAGTTGTCAAAAATATAACGGCGTTTAATACTGTAATATCGACATTACCAGTTAACTATAGACCTAGTAAAAAATTAATAATTGCCGTACCTTCCACGGCTACAAAATTTAGTAGAATAAGCATACAAACAAACGGTGTTATGACATATGAGCAATCAAATGACGACATTGTGGGAGCTACTAACTGGCATAGTGTGGCATGTACATACAATGTAGATTAATTATAAGAAAGTGAGGATTTAATTATGGCGATTAATTTTGATGAATTAGATAAACAAGTTGATTTAGGTAAGTTACAAAATGAGGTTAAAGAGGCAAGTGAAAATACATATGATGAGTTACCTAAGGGTTACTATGAGGCAAGTGTTGAGAGTATGGAAATCGGAGAAACTAAAGACGGTAGACCGATGTTTAAATTACAATGTCGTATATTAAATGCAATTAGTAAAAGTGAGCTAGATGAGGAGTATGACATTAAAGATAATAACACTGACGCGGTACAATACTTTAAAGGTTACAAAGGTAAAAAGAAACCATGTGCATTTATGAACCGTGTTATATATGGTACTAAAAATGACGGTTTAATGATTAATAGTTTAGTTGGTTGGTTGAAAAAATTAGAGTGTGAAGTTGATGTTGTATTTGAAGGGTATAAGCAATTTAACGATTTAGTGTTAGACATAGCTGAGGAGCTTAATGAGTATGATATTAGATTAGTTATTAAGTATGATAAGGACGATTTTAACAACATTACTGTTATAAGCACTTATGAGGCTGAGTAATTAAAACTAAAAAATAATGACACCTCACGGGGTTTTAAATACCCGTGGGGGTATTTTTAAAAGGTTGATGATACAATGATATTTTACGATTTTGAGGTTTTTAAATATGACTGGTTAGTTGTCGCAATAGATATTATTAATCGTAGAAAAACAGTAATTGTTAACAATAAAGATGAGTTAGAGGAGTTTTACAATCAACATAAAAAAGACATTTGGATTGGTTATAACACACGACATTACGACCAATATATACTAAAGGCTATTTTATGCGGGTTTGACGCATGGGATATGAATGACTGGATTATTAACCAACATAAAAGCGGTTGGGAGTTTAGTAGATTATTAAACAAAATACCACTAATTAATTACGATGTTGCATTGTTGGGAAACAGTTTAAAACAGTTAGAGGCGTTTCAGGGGCATAACATACATGAGAGTAGTGTTGACTTTAGAATTAACCGTAAATTAACTGAGGTAGAAATAGCTGAAACTATTGAATATTGTACAAACGATGTAGAGGAAACTATTAATATATGGGTTAACAAAAAAGAGGATTTTGAGGCACAATTAGGACTCATTAAAATGTTTGAGTTACCTATAAATTGTATGTCAAAAACTAAAGCACAATTAACGGCTGAGATACTAGAATGTGAAAAACAAGAATTTAACGACGAGTGGGAACTATTCACACTTGAATGTTTAAATTTAACCACATCGAAATATAAAGCGGTTGAACAATGGTTTTTAAATCCTAGTAACCATGATTATAAAAATAAGTTGGAAATAGATGTGTGCGGTGTACCTCATATATTTAGTTGGGGTGGTTTACATGGAGCAAAGGAAAAATACTACTATAAATGTAAACCAAACGAAATTATCTTACATGTCGATGTTGCTAGTTATTACCCTAGTTTGATGATATTTTGGAATTTACTTACAAGGGCAAGTAAAAACCCTAAACAATACAAATTTATATATGACCTCAGATTAAAGTTAAAAGCTCAGAAAAAGAAGAAAGAGCAGGCACCGTTAAAAATCGTATTAAATGGTACATTTGGAATTTGTAAAGATAAAAATAGTAAAGCATATGACCCACGAAATGCGAACTTAATATGTATTAACGGGCAATTATTGTTACTTGATTTACTTGAAAAGCTGGAGAACATACCAACATTTGAGTTAATACAAAGTAACACAGACGGTTTAATTATTAAAATTGACAAACAATACTTTGACGATGTGGACGATGTTTGTTATGAGTGGGAAAAACGCACACGAATGAATTTAGAGTTTGACTACATTAAAGAGATATACCAAAAAGATGTAAACAATTATGTGTTTGTACAGTATGACGGTAGTGTTGAGCGTAAAGGGGCTTATGTTAAAGAGTTATCTGAGATTGATAACGATTTACCGATAATCAATAAATGTTTAGTTGATTATATGTTAAAGGGTGTGAGTCCTGAGGAAACTATTAATAATTGTGACGACTTAATAATGTATCAAAAGGTATGTAAGTTAAGTAATAAATTTGATTATGTTACTCACAATGGTAAAAGATTTTACAACAAGTGTTATAGAGTATTTGCTAGTAAAGATAATACAGATGACACAGTATATAAAGTTAAAAATGGTACACAGTATTTTAAATTTGCTAATACCAGTGAATTTAGTTTTATAGAAAATGGCGATGTTACATGTGCAAAAGTACCAAAAAAACTTGATAAAAATTGGTACATTTCACTAGCAAAAGAGAGATTAAAACAATATGGAATAGAGGAGGTTGCGTAATATGAGAAAACTAAAAAGAACAGTTGTACATAACAAGATGTATAACAGAGGTATGAAAGGCGTTAATAAATGCTATGGGTTAAAGAGTTATTTTGCTAAAGTATGGCGTGTATTTAAGTAGGAGGTGTGACGATTGGATTTAAAAGCTCACATGGTAGTACATTGTGAAACTGAGGAACAATGTAAGGAATTTATTAAAGAGGCTTATGAGCAAGGATTTACATGGGGGATTAACGATGTTAACACAACTCACTATGAGAAGTACAGAGAAAATACAGTATATATGTTAAGTGAATTTAATCACATATTATATGGGAGCGTTGAGCATTTAGATGTATTATCTAGTGTTAACTCAGATTATAAGCATTGTGTTAAATTTAAAGATTTGGAGGGTTAAACGATGAACTATACAAAGATACAACAAGATTTAGTTAAGGAACTAGTTAAAAAACCAACTAACAGAACATTTGTGAAAGTTGGTAAATATAAAAAATTTGATGATGAGTATATATTTATATGCACTGGTTATGTTGGTTTATTTATTCCTGAGAGATATTTTTATTTGGATTATGAAAAACTAGTTGTTGAGTTAGGTGAAATGACACAAACGGTAATAGAGGGATTTGTTAAAACTAATCTATATGACGCTTATAAAACTGATGAGGTTAGAATGTTGCCTAAAAATCGTACTAAAAAATTAGGACCATGTACATTTTATAAAGTACCTGATAAAGAGGATAAAGTGTTAGTTAGCGATGAGTTAATGAAGTATTTTGATGGTGATACTACATATAAAGGAACGATAAGAAAAGCACCTATATTTGTATATGAAAATGAGGAGTTAGTAGGGTTTGCGTTACCGATTAATTATGATAAGTAGAGGTTGAGCACTATGAGTGAACTATTTAAAGGGTATATACCGACAAAGAATAAAGAGGCGACTAAGAAATATAAAAATAAAACCAGTGAACAATTAGACACATTAAGGCAAGTAAAACATTTAGACGAATACGCTGGAGTCCTAAACGATGACACTATATTAATTGATATAGACGATAAAAAGCAAAGTGAAATATTAATGAATATAGTTGATGACCTACAATTAAGATGTAGAGTCTATGAGACTACAAGGGGTAAACATTTTGTATTTAAGAGTCGTGATATAGACCGATGTAAAACACATACTAAATTAGCGTGTGGACTAGAGGCGGATATTAAGTTAGGTAGTAGAAACGGCATTGAGATATTAAAATTTAACGGTGTAGAGCGTGAAATAATTTACGACATATTTGACGATGAGGAATATGAGTTAGTACCTAAATTTTTGTTACCCGTTAGTTGTAGAACTGACTGGACCAATTTAAAAAATGGTGACGGTAGAAACCAAAGTTTATTTAATTACATACTCACATTACAAAGTAATGACTATAGTGTTGACGAGGCAAGGGAAACTATAAGAGTAATGAATAAATATGTGTTAGCTGAACCGTTAACCGATGATGAGTTAGATGTTATTTTACGCGATGACGCATTTAGTAAACCAGTGTTTTTTAATAAGACAACATTTTTATTTGATAAATTCGCAAACTATTTAAAAAATACTAACAACATCGTAAAAATTAATAAGCAACTACACATGTATAAAGACGGTGTATATGTTAATTGTAACGATGTTATAGAGCGTGAAATGATTAAACATATTAGCAACTTAAATCAGAGTAAACGCATGGAGGTAATGAGTTATTTAAAGATTAATGTTGATGAAATAACAAACCTTGCACCTGCTCATTTAATAGCATTTAAAAACGGTATCTATAACATGGAAACAAAACAATTAGAGGAGTTTAACCCTAAACATGTTATTTTAAACAAGATTAATTATAACTATAATCCTAACGCATACGCTGAGATTATGGATAAGACACTTAATAAATTAGCTTGTAACGATAAGAATGTTAGAGCGTTATTAGATGAGGCAATAGGTTACACATTTTATAGGCGTAATGAGTTGAGAAAATGTTTCATATTAACTGGTGAAAAGCGAAACGGTAAAAGTACATATTTAAGTATAGTTAAACATTTACTAGGAGCTGACAATGTAGTTAGTTTAGATTTAAAAGAACTAGGAGCACGATTTAAAACCGCCTCATTAAGTGGCAAGTTATGTAATATTGGTGATGATATCGCAGATGAGTTTATCCCTGACCCTGCAATATTTAAAAAGTTGGTAAGCGGTAACCCGATAAATGTTGAGCACAAATTTGGTGGTAACTTTGACTTTGAAAACTACAGTAAATTAATGTTTAGTGCTAACGCAATCCCACGAATAAAAGATAAATCGGGAGCCGTTATTGACCGTATTATCATAATCCCATTTGACGCTACATTTAGCAAGGACGACCCTGATTATGACCCATATATTAAGTATAAGTTATTAACTGATGAATGTATGGAGTATTTAATTAACATCGGTTTACAAGGTTTAGAGCGTGTATTAAATAATCAAGAGTTTACTAAGTCAGA